GTGGCGTTCGTCGCGGCAGGCCCGGTTCGGTGCATTGCGGCTGGCGAAGGCGTGCAGCAGGTGAACGCGCTGATCGGCCCGTCTGAATATTTCCTGACGGTCAACGATCACAACGTCGATGGCGTGGTGGTTTTGTCGCCTGCGGCTTCGCATCAGATCATTGGCACCGCCGATCTGGTCATCTGCGAAGTCGAAGACGCCAAGTGCGACAAGTTCCAAGTCGTCAGCGGCCCTGTCGCTGTCAACGGTGCGGCCTTCATCCACTATGCCGTCGGCCCGCGCCAGTCGAAGACCATCGAAAACAGCGATGGATCGACCTTCTTTGTCGATGCTGGCGAAACCGCCATCGTCGGCTTCACAGCCTGAAAGTGAAATTAGCCATGGATGGAACAACTGTTGCAGCCTTGATCGCCTTTCTTGGCTTGGCCGGGTCTGGCATTGCTGTTTGGGTGTCGCTGCGTGAACGGCTGGTTCGCGCTGAAACCAAGATCGAAGGGCTGGAAGCGCAGCACAGGGATCAGAAGTCAGATGTGCAGCTTCTTCGCGAATGGCTGGAAGGCCAATTTGCGGAACTACGCAAAGGGCTGGATCGAAAGGCGGATCGTTTATGACCGACCCTGCATGGCTGACCATCGCCACATCGCTGATCGGGCTGAAGGAAATCCCCGGCCCGCAGCATAGCAGCGTGATCACCGGCTGGCTGGCCAAGCTGGGCGCATGGTGGCGCGAGGATGAAACGCCATGGTGCGGCACGTTCGTGGCGCATTGTATGCAGGCGGCTGGCCTTCCCTATCCGAAGGACTGGTTCAGGGCGAAGGCGTGGGCTGATTATGGGTCGCCGCTGCGGCCTGAACGGCTGGCACCGGGCGCGCTGCTGATCTTCGACCGCAAGGACGCCAAGGGTCGTTCGGTGGGTGGCCATATCGGCTTCTATGTCGGCGAAGACGCGCTGCACTATCGCGTGCTGGGCGGGAACCAAGCCAACAGCGTCAACATCGTGCGCATCCCCAAGGCGCGCTGCATCGCAACCCGCTGGCCGAAGGATGTGCCGGTCGGCGGCAGGCCAGTCATCGTCGCCAGTGGTGGCGGCACCGTGTCCACCAACGAAGCATAAGGAACAAGACCATGGTCAAATGGATGATTGAAAGACTGAAAGAACCTTCGACCTTCGCGGGTCTGGCTGGCCTTGCTGGTGCCTATGGCATCGCGATGCCGCTATATCAGGCCAGTGTGGCCGTCGTCATGGCTGTTGCCGGTCTGGCGGCTGTCCTGATGTCTGACAAGCCTGCTGCCTGATGATCAAGCTGCTGGCGGCGCTGTTTGTGTTTCTAGGCAGGCTTCTAAACCTGCTGAAAGAACGCAAGTTGGAAGAACAGGGTCGCCAGCAGGCCATCAAGGAACAAGAAAATGAAATCACAAGGCAAGTCGAACTGGCGGAAGATGTCGATCTGCATCCTGATCATGATCGGGATGAACGGCTGCGCAACCGTTTCGACCGTTCCCGTTCCGGTGAATAGCTACTGCCTTGTGGCCAAGCCCATCGGCTACGACAGCAAGACCGACAGCCTTGCGACCGTGGCCGCTATTGAGAAGCACAATTCGATTTGGATGTGCATCTGCGAAAAGGACTGTCCAGCCAAGTCAGGATCATGAATGTTCAAGTTCGACCCGGCTTTGCTGCCGTTTTGCACCGACCGGCAGCGCGAACTGTTGGAGACATGGGATCGACTAGGAAGCCTTGCTGAAGCGGCCCGCGCACTAGGATGCAACAAGAAGAACTTTGATCTGGCCATCAAGGCCGTGACCAAGAAGGCGGCGCTTCAAGGTTATTCGCCAGATCACGACATGATCAGGCCGGTTCCCGAAGGCTATGTAGCCAAGGGCGTCAGCACATATTACAACGCTGAAGGCAAGCCATCTGGTCAATGGGTGAAGGCATCACTTTTGCATCAGGGGATCATCGACGCGCTGCGCGATGTTGTTGAAGCCTTGAAGCAGGACATCCCGTTCGCAACTGCCATCACACCGCCAGATCATGTCGATGCCGACTTGTGCAACCTTTACACGTTCACCGACTATCATCTGGGAATGTTGGCGTGGAACGAAGAAGGCGGTGCCGACTGGGACATCAAGATTGCTGAAGACATCCTGATCAGCGTGATGGCCCGCATGATCGAGCAGTCGCCGAACGCCGAAGGGGCGATCATCAATATTCAAGGCGACTTCCTGCACACCGATGGCAAGACGCCAGTCACACCGACCAGCAAGCACGTTCTGGACGCAGACAGCCGGTTTCCGAAAATCCGCAGAACGGCCATCAGGATCATTCGGCAGATCGTGGCAATGGCGCTGGCCAAGCATAGCACGGTGCATCTGGTGATCGCTGAAGGCAACCACGACGAAGAAAGCGCAGGATGGCTGGCCGACCTGTTTGCGGTTCACTACGAACAGGACGGCAGGATCACGGTCAACAACGCTTCGCTGCCGTTCTATGTCGTCGAGTGGGGCCAGACCATGATCGGCATCCACCATGGCCACAAGGTCAAGAACGAAGCCCTGCCGCTGCTGTTTGCATCACAATATGCGGCGATCTGGGGCCGAACACACCGCAGAGAAATTCACTGCGGCCACCGACACCACCGCGATGAGAAAGAATATAACGGTGTCACCGTGATCCAGCATCCAACGCTGTCAGCCCGCGATGCCTATGCCGCACGCGGCGGCTGGATCGCAGACCGGGCGGCATGGTCGGTGACATATCACAAGGCGTTCGGCGCTGTTGGCCGGGTCATGGTCACGCCTGAAATGTGCGGCGCACCAGACTGAAGCTGTCTGCCAACAAATGCGCCTATTTGGTGGCGGCAGCCCTGCGCTTGGCGCGTGCCAGCATTCGCTGCCCGAAGAAGATGATCTTTTCGGCATCATAGACTTCGGTGGTGCCGGGCTTGCCATGGCCCTGCCGACCGGCAGCGATGCGCCAAGCGGCCTTAAAGGCATTGGCAACATCATATTCCATCGACAGGGCTTCAATGATGTCGTTGCATTCTCCGAAATAGGCCGGGCCACCTGATGTCGGGTCTTCGACCCGCACCTTGTAATAGTCTGCCGATCCGCCTGTCAGTTTCGTCATTGCTTGAAGCCTTTCCGACTGGGGTCAATCTGGGTCTTGCTGGCGCACGTTCGGCGCAGGCACGACAGCACGCCATTGATGGCGATGGTGGCGCGGCAGTGGTCGCACCAGATGGCGCGATCTGGGCGATCACCGGCCACGGCTGATGATCCTGAAGGCGGTGCGCAGATCGCGTTGGATCGACCAGATGACGAACGCGCCGACGGCGATGAAGAAGGCTTCGATGATGATGTGCAAGATGGTCATGGTGGTGTTCCTTGTCAGGTGGTGAAGATCAGCGGTGCTGCCAGTCTTCAAGGCGGGCGATGATGTTGCCCAATATCTTGGCGTCACGCGCCAGACCTTCACGTTCAATCGCGCCCAATATCCGCAGCAGATCGGACTTGATCGGATTGATCTGCTTCTTCAGTTCAGCGGTGCGTGCTGCCTTCGTCATGGTGGTGTTCCTTGTGATGGTGGGCGGGCCGCGAAGCCCGCCCTGCTGGTGATCAAGCGAAATGATAATCGCAGACTTGATCGAACGGAACGACTTCGCCTGCATCGCGGGCAGCCTGACGTTCGCGGGCCTGAAAATAACCGACATCGTCCAGACCCTGATAGGCAGCCGAACCATAAGCAGGATCAACTTCGTTCCAATGACCGAAATCCAGATCGCGACCGGCAGCGACGGCGGCTTGAATGCGAACTAATAAGCGACCGGCTTCAGCTTCGCGATCCATAAAATAACGATCATGAGCAAAGCGGCGACCCGTCGCATCTTCAGCGACGACATAAATGGCGCGACCGTAAACGACCGAACCATCTTCATCGCGACCAAGATCGACCAGATCATCGCGAAGACCAAAAGAAAGAGCCATGTTTTTGTTCCTTGTGTGTGCCTGCACCGTGTGTGCTTGCACACATTAGGGCGCTGCGCCCTATCTGTCAACAGGCATCAAAACGGGACAAACAGTTCCCACTTATCGCAACCATCCTTCCACGCTTCGACCGGGATCGTGTCTTGCCACTGCTTGCAGAAGCCACTGTCAAAGTGATCACATTCGATGCAGCGCGGTTCTTCCAGCTTCTGCCCTGTCATGGTGGCCGCTGACTGGATGATGTCGCGAAGGTGCTGTCTGGTGAAAATTTTCATGTCAAAAATTCCTTGTGATCACGCGATGGAACTTGCCTTCGCGCTTATAGGTGATGGTGGCTGGTGGCTTGCCTTCAGTCATCGCGTCGGCGATGTCTTCAAGTTCGTCGTCTGGTGCAAGCACGATGCCAGACCGCTGCGCCAGTGTGAAGACCAGCGACCTGTTCCGATGGCCGAACTGACCTTCGTGCTTCACCGGCAGATATTCGGTCACAGCTTCGGTCAGCCCGCCATAGTAGGTGATGGCCAGCATTTCGTTCCCGCTGGTTCGACCGATGTGCTTGCGCCAGCGCCAGCGGGTGACGGCCATTTCCAGCGGTGCGATGCCCATGATGTCGTCGTGGTGAAGCTGGACAACCTTTTCCTTGGCTTCGAATTCGAATTCGTGGCCGCAGGTCGGGCAGGTCTTGGCGGCAGCGTGAACGATTTCATCGCAGGCCGGGCAGTCTTTCGTCGGCGCATCGCCTTTGCCGGGCTTGCCGGGCGGTTCGATGGCCGTGATCGGGCCGTGGCGCTTCACGTTGCCAGCGAAGTCGAGAACAAGGCAGTGGTCAGTGTGCGACTTCAGGCGCATTCCGCGACCGGCCATCTGAAGATAAAGGCCGGGCGACATGGTGGGCCGCGCCATGATGATGCAGTCGGTGTCTGGCGCATCGAAGCCAGTGGTCAGCACGTTCGCATTCGTCAGCGCACGCAGCCTGCCAGTCTTGAAGGCGTCAATGATCCGGCTGCGGTCTGACTTGGCGGTCTTGCCGGTGACGCAGGCGGCTTGGATGCCCTGCTGGTTCAGTTCTGCGGCCATGTGTTCGGCATGATCGACGCCAGTGCAGAAGAACAGCATCGACCGGCAATGCCCGGCCCTGCGGATCGTTTCGCTGACAATGGCTTCGGTCGTGGCTTGATTATCGACCGCAGCTTCCAGCGCACCGGGAACGAATTCACCGCCACGCTTGGTGACCGATGAAACGTCGATCTGTTGGTCGGTCAGTTTCGACCGCAGCGGTGCCAGATAACCACCGAAGATCAGTTCTTCGATGGTCACTGGTTCGATCAGGGCATCGAACAGCGTATCATCGCCTTGATGGATCATGCCATGTCCAAGGCGATAGGGCGATGCGGTCAGGCCGATGATCCGCAGGGCTGGATTGATCGCCAGCAGATCGCGCAAGAAGGTGCGATATTGCCCTGCATCGTGGTGGGAAATCAGGTGGCATTCATCGACGATGATGATGTCGATGTGGCCCATCTTGGCCGCGTGCCGCCAGATCGACTGAATGCTGGCGAAAGTGATCGGTTCATCAGTCTGCTTCCTGCCGATGCCTGCCGAATAGATGCCAAGCGGCGCGTCTGGCCATAGGCCAAGCATCTTTTCGGCATTCTGAAGGATCAGTTCTTTGACATGGGTCAGCATCACCACGCGGGTCGATGGCCACTGCGTCAGTGCATCACGCACCAGCGCAGCGTTCACCAGCGACTTGCCAGCGCCGGTCGGCAGCACAAGGCAAGGATTGCCGACATCGTTTTCGATGAACCAGTCATAGATCGCGTCGATGGATCGCTGCTGATATTCGCGAAGCTGCACCGTCAGCCGACCACTTCTGCGCCGGGGAAAAGGCGGCGCACTTCGTCGATCATGGGGTGGCCGGTGCAGGCCGATGGATTGGCAACAATTTCACGCGACTTGAAGCCTTCGGGCTTGCTGCTGTTCAGCACCGGCTTGCCGTCGATGATCCATGTCGCAGTCAGGCCGTCTTCGCTGGGCTGCATCTGCCATGGCACCATGTCGGGATGCAGAACGTGATCGTCGCATCCTGCGATCTGGGCTTCCAGATCAGGGATCGTCGCATCCCATCGGGCGCAGTGCCACGTTCCGTCGGGCTTGGCGGTGACATGGGCGCAGGTGCGACAGTTCGCTTCCTTGGTGGGCTGCTTTTCGTGGCAGAAGCTATGCGCTGCGCACCATTTACACTGATACCATGTCGGATCGGCGCTGATCGGTTCAGGGATGCGTTCGCTGGTCGTGATCCGGTGCGCCTTGGCGACCAGCGCCAGCGCGAAGTCTTTGTCGAGCCTGACCCGTTCGACATGAAGCTGGTCATCATCTTTGCAGACCGCGAAATAAAGGGCGCGGTCGATGTTCCGCTTCAGCATATAGACCTGCATCTGGGCATAGTGCATCGGCTTCGACGCCTGCACGCCTTGCGCCACCAGTTCCTTGAACGACTTCAGGGCGTGGGTCTTGATTTCCAGAACGTGCATCTTGTTCGGGGCTTCAGGCACGCCAGTCACGATGCCGTCGAGCGATCCGCCGAAGTGGCCGTCGGTGATCGTGAACTGGCGGCGGGTCTTTTGGTCATATTCATGAACGGTCAGGCCAGCGGCGCGCAGATCGAACACGACCTGATGTTCTTCAAGCTGGCCGCGCCTGAACAGCCGCAGGACGCGACCGGGGAACGGTTCGAAGACCGCCCACCGGAACGACAGCCAAAGCCATCGGTCGCAAGGGTGGCCGATCAGCGACCCACCAAGGTGGGGCCGTGGCTTCTGTTTTACTGCTGCCAGCGCGGTGAAGATACGCTGCGGGATCGTGTCAGTCGGAGGCGGGATCGCGACCATGGTCGGCTTCCTTTTTGATGGTGGCTGCCCGCTTGATCTGGGCAACGATGTTCTTGGTGGCGTGGCCGTGCATCACATCCTTAATGCGGCCTTTTGGGCAGATGCCGACGAAGCGGCCATTCAGGCGCAGCTTCAAATGGCGACCGCCAACTTCAACAGCCCATGGCAGGCCGGTGGCCTTCAGGGCTGCTTCTATGTCTGGGTGAATGCGCATCGGTCATCCCTGCTTGATGCGGTCGAAGTGACGACCGGGCCATCCAACCCGGTCGCCACTGGCGGTCAGAT